ATACTATTTTTCCACCAGGTGGTGTAATAAGTTTTGTTAAATAATCTATTAGTTCTTGTGGTTTAGAGTTATTTTTAGTTTTTGTATTAAAAAAAAATCTTGATGCTCCACCTCCATTATCACCAGGCCATTTACCTTCAACATCAACACTTAATTTTGATTGGTGTATAGGACTACCACCTTTTATACCTATTCTTTCTTTCTTTGCCTTTGATATACCACTTTGCTTATCTAACATTTCAGCAGCAGTCTCATCAAATAAAATGTTTGCTGGAAATCTACCTTCACCAGTATCAACAACATCACCATATCCTATTCCTTTTCCACCACCATAAGCAGTTGGTTCAATAGCATCTTTTATATTTTCCTTTCTTGTTCCACCTTCTGTTCCAATTCTACAACCATCAACATTTATCCCACCAGTTCCCCATTTGATAACATTATCTACAATAGTTTTTTCACTTAAAGGTTTTCTTGCTAAACATAAACTTTTATTATCATTATCAAAAAACCATATGATTTGGTCTCTAATCTCAAAACCATTATCTTCAAGTGTAATTGTATTTCTATGATAATTAATTTTATTGTTTATTGTAATAATATGAGCACCTGGTTTTAGTGAATATAATAGTTTTTTAGATAGTTCATTATCAATTATATCTAAGTCTATAATAGCAGCATCTAAATAGTTTTCTATATTATCAATCATTACTTCTTTAATAATTTTCTATACTCTTCATAAGAGTTTACTCTTGCTTCCGCTATCTTAAAGTAATCTTCATCTAACTCCATACCCACAAATCTAAATCCTTCTAAACAAGCAGCAATTCCAGTTGAACCTGAACCCATAAAAGGGTCTAAAACAATTCCTCCTGGTGGTGTAATCATTCTACATAAATAAGTCATTAGGTTTATTGGTTTGAGAGTTGGATGATTATTCTTTGATTTTACACCTACTTCATTTTTAACCTCACACTTACAAGATTTTCCAGTTCCTGATAAAATTGGTAGATTACAATTATTACATTTCATAGAAGTATTATGTTCTCTTTCTTTTTCCTCAAATCCATCTAACCCAAGATTTCTCTCCTTCTTACTAACTTTGGCTACATAGAAAAATCTTGATGCTCCACCTTTATCATTTATTCTATTCCCAATACCCTTACCACAGTTAAAATGTCCATCTGTAACACCACTTCTATTTATAGGTTTTTTATTTTTACATTCGGTTATACCACTTTGTTCATCTAACATTTCAGCAGCACTCTCATCAAATAAAATGTTTGCTGGAAAACGACCTTCAGCGTTTGTTGGTGTCCATTCCTTATGAACCCCATTTTGAAAGTTACCTGCTTTCTTCACAACACCTGGTCTATGATGTTCATTATGGATACTATCAACCCTACATCCATCAACATTTATTCCACCTGTTCCCCATTTGATAACATTATCTACAATAGTTTTTTCACTTAAAGGTTTTCTTGCTAAACAGATTGGTTCATTTGATGGCTTTAGCGCGGTTCCCCACCCTTCATATTGTGATGAACCCTTATCAACTGGTGTTTCCCAACCTTGTTTATATCCATATTTTTGGTCACTATTTATTGTTTCACTCATAGGTTTATGTACTTCTGGTTTTCTTACTCTACCATCTAAAGCAAAATCATTCTTTGTTCCAACAACTTCTCTTTCATTACCAACTTTCTTATCATATGCTTTACCTATGTTTAATGATTTCGGGAAACCTGAACCATAAATCCACATAATTTGGTCTCTAATCTCAAAACCTGCATCTTCCATATTTACTACCATTCTGTGATATGTTCTTGTTCCACCAAATGATAGAACGTGACCTCCTGGTTTTAATTTTTGATATACTTTTTTCCAAAATTCTACCGATGGTACATCATAATCCCACTTTTTACCCATAAATGATAATCCATATGGTGGGTCTGTAACTATACTATCTATACTATTATCTGGTAATAAATCTAACGATTTTATATTATCACCTTGCATTAATTTAATTTGTTTCTTCATATTTCTTATTTATTTTTTAATAACTCTTCTAATTTTTTATCTCTTTCTGTTTGTAATAACCATTGCTTAAACGGTAAAAAATCAAATTCGAAACCTTCTTCTTCTAAGAACCAAATTGTTCCGTTACATTTTCTATGTAGATTTCTTTTCTCAAACATTCTTATTTTTATGTTTAATGGTAAATCTGATTTTTTAATTTCATTATCAACCCAAGTCATATACTCTGAATATTTTTCCATTTCATATTCTGTATAGTGCGAAGCACTCTCGTTTTGCGAGTATGTAGGTATGTTATAATTAATATTTTGTGTTATATTGCAAGCCATTATTTATTTAGTTCATTTTTATAACTATCAACAAGATTGTTTAATTGAGCTCTAAATTTTTCTATATCTTCAACATTACCTTTAATAAGAGCTTGAGTTAAGTAAAAATTGGTTTCAATTATCTGTTCTTTAATTTGTTCTTTCATATCTTAAATTATATTTATAGTATATATTAAAGTTTCAATGCTCTAAATGCTGTTTTTTTGATTTTTTTTACAAATAATTTTGGTGAATCATAAAATAGTCTTATCTTTGTTTAATAATTAAAATATAGAAAATATGACAATAGAGCAAGTTAAAGATTACACAATTAGAAGAGTATATTTTGACATTATTGATAATACTGATGCTTATCCAACTAATTGGATTAAAACAGATGGTATTCCTTATTGGGAAATGATTAAACAAGGTAACTCAAATGTAAAGGGTAATAAAGAAGCACAAGTGATTATTGATTTATACAATACTATAATTGATGATAGAGGTTTTTTAGAAAGTTTATAGTTAAATAGTTGTTTATATGGAATATAAACACTATCTTTGTTTAATAATTAAAAAATAAAAAATATGACAGAATTACAAAAAAACGTATTAGAGTTTTCTAAAAATTCTAAAAAAGCAGAACTTTTATTAAAAGGTATGTCAGATGAAGCATTAGCAATTACAATCGAATCAGTTAAAAAATTAACCTTACAAGAAAATGAAGATCTAAATCATTATACAGTTGCAAGAGTAGCATCAGAGTTTATAATTAAGGAGGTTCTAAGAAATAGATGGTCAAGTGAGAATGAGACTATTGTTAATTTGAGAAATAAAATAATTGAAAAATTTGGAGAATCGTTATAATAATGTACTATAATTTGTTTATATGGAATATAAACACTATCTTTGTTTAATAATTAAAAAATAGAAAATATGGCAATAAGTTACAAAAAAAGACAAGAGATTAAAAATGCTAAAAATAAACAAATAGCATTTACTATGGCAATAAATCCTAATAAAGATAAGTCAGTAAAATCGACTGATTTATTAAACTATTACTCTGATTTGATTAGAAATGATAAATTTTATGATAATATAAGCAATGAAGGTTTTGAGTTAAGTTTTGCCGACTTTAAGTGGGAGTGGATTATTAATTTTAAGAATACTACTGGCTTTATTGTTCTTAAAGAGATAGGTAAAGAAACTCTTAAAATGTGGGTTTATAGTTATGGTGAGGATTTAAGACCTATTGAGTTTGTAATAAATAATGCTTCTATGAATGAAATTAGTTTTTCTAAGTTGCTTACCCTACTTAAAGCAAACTATATTAATATTAAAAATTAAAAATAAGTAAGTATGAAAACATTACAATTAAGAACAGCAGATGATTTAAGAGATTTATTAAAAGATGGAGTTTCTAGATCTTGGGTAATTTCAGAAGATAGATTATCTGATATTAGAAGTGTAGAGATTTATTCTTTTGATGGGAAACAAGTATTAAAAGGTGGGTTTAATAAAATCAATTCGCACAGAGATTCGGATGGTAGATTGGTAATAGCATTTGATAACGGTATGATTGTAAATTCAAATATGAATTGGGATAGTAGAAATCCTGTTAGGTATGTATAAATAAATTAAATACTAATCTAAATTGGTTAGGATTTTTTATACCAGTCATATTCTTCCGCTAAATAATAAGTCTTACGTGCCTAATGTTCGCTCGTGGCTTGGGCCTCGCTCACGGCATTTTCTATTTAATTTGTTAAATGACTTAAGATAATTTAAGATAATTATTTTTAATCTTCTCCTTAAGATAGTTAAATGACTTAAGATAATTTAAGATACTTAAGATGTGGTGGGCATTAGACAGATTTGAGGGGTAACTTAATGAGACAAAAGTTCCTTATACAGGTTCTTACTCTGCCATCATTAAGTTACCCCTCTATTAAAAATGTTTAGATTGACTAGACTGACCGTCGGGTATAACTTACTACATAGCACCACTGTATGTAGATTTGGAGACAACTTTAAGACACTTTGTGGTGTGCCTGATACTAAACCTCTCTCTCCTTAAATGCCAAGGCTGTTCTTTTATGTATCGTCCCGTGGTAGAACATAAAACATAACCCCCACTGTCTATTAGTTTACCCGTCGAGTTATGAGTTAGATTGCTATTATATACTTTTTATTACCGTTATTACTTTATATTGCTTTATATTGCTTTATTAAAATCTTATATTGTATATATAAACTTTTGTTTTGTCCCTTTTGCTATTTTTTAATTTTTTTTTAATTTTTTTTAATCATAAACAAAATATAAAATAATGATATAATTATTATAAAATTAATATGTATGAAATATTGTGTAAACAACATCAATTTTACTTCAAAGAACGAAATTACTAACTATGTTAGAAACATAATTAATAATAACATAGATAAAAAAATAGAAGGTAATGAATATGAATTTATTATTGAACTATTAAAATACCACCCTGATTGGGATCATAAATCAAAAAACCTAAATAATATATTTGTAGCAATAGATAAATACAACAAAAACTATTGCTTATTTATTAGATATGAAAACTCTACAATTGATGATATATCCTGGCATTATGCTATAAGACACATACCATTTACTAACCAAACTATAGATAAAATAGATTATATATTTCAATTTGGAAAATATAAAAACCAATCTATATATGATATAGATGATACTAACTACCTAAAATGGGTAATTAATAATGTAGTCAACCTAAAAAGAAAAGATAAAATACTAATAAACCAATTTATTAGGTATGGATATATACCATATAACCCAGTATTTTGGTCTAAATCAAAAAATAAAAAATAAAATGGCAAATTTTTACGTAATTAACCACAACAAAACAAACTTTACTTATGAGGTTTTAGCAGATGATAATAATAGATTATCTATTATATGTAGAGATCAAAATGGCAAACTATCAGTTAGAAAAGCTTGGATAGAAAATAATGAACTACACTCTAAAGATTCCTACACAGGTTATGAATCATATGAAGAGTATTTAGAAAAATTACCAGAATTAGAAAGTATGTTAAATTTTTCAACCATAAAAAATAAACTTCTATATAAAAAAGATATATAAATAAAACAATAAATTTCTTTATTTCAGATGGCTATTAGTAATTAGATTATTAGTAGTCATCTTTTTTTATAGGGGGAACTATATTTTTTATATATACTAATAAACAAGTAATAAAAGTGAAAGAACACATTAGATATATTAAAGATAAATTAGATACTATACCCAGTTTTATTGACACTACTTCACAATCACATTATTTAATTTGGTTAACGATGTTAGATATAAATGATGATATAATAAAAATAATAAATCCAAATGTATTATCAGAGAAAGTTATATTTAAGATAAATTTGAGAATTGAAAAATTACTTGATAGTATATGTGAAGTTGCTCCTGGTCATATAGAATTAAAAATAATAGCACATTATTCAAACTTCTTTTTAAGACTTGAAAAATATTTAATAGATAATGAATTATTTGAAAGTTGTAGAAACTTACAAATTTTCACTATGATATATTATAAAAAATCACCATTAGATAATGACCAATAAGCATATTGAATCTAATTATAAAAAATGGTTAAACTTTTCCAAAATTATAACATCAAGTAAAGAATATGAAGATTTATTACACGATCTAATAATTAAACTACAAGAAGTTCCTGACACCAAAGCAACAGATAACTATATATTTGTATCATTAAGAAATATGTTTTTAACACGTTTAAGTAAAAATAAAATAAATTATGATATAGATATAGATAACTACCAAAATAACTTATTAGATGAAACAGAAATACTCAATCTAATCAATGAGGATAAAATAAAACAAGATAAATTAGATTCTATTGCTTGTGTTGTATCTAAATTATCACATTTTGAGAAGAGACTATATCAATTACATATTATATTCGGCTTATCACAAAGAAGAATAGCAAAAGAAATAGGGGTAAGTCATATAACAATTAATCAAAGAATAAATAAAATAAAAGAAAAAATAAGATTAGACTATGAATCCTAAGTTAAAACTATTAATTATATTAATACTTACCTTTATAATTTACCCTATTACATTGATTTTAGTTAGTAAATTATTTAATGAAATAACATACTTACAAGCACTTTTGTATGTATTTATTGTAAGAATACTAAAATTCAATATACAAAACAAAATAGAATTATAAAGTTTTTAATAAAAATAAATAAATAAAATGGGAAGAAAGAAAAAGGTCGTTGAACCTGAGATTATATTAGATGGTTTAACAGAAGAAACAACAGATCAAAAATTAGAAAGTGCAGGTTTAGGTGATATGATAGCCAGTATTACAACTGCTATTGGAATAGAACCTTGTGCTGCTTGTGAAAGAAGAAAACAAGCACTTAACAAAGCATTTCCTTGGTTAAAAGCAAGTAGAGATATTACAGAAGAAGAGAATGATTTTATTAAAAAGATTACATCTACACATACATTAAATAATGATGATGTAAATAGATTATTTAATTTATATAACGATGTATTTAGTTCTAAACTAAGTAGATGTGCGTGTAGTGGATTAATAGCAAAAATGATTCAACGTTTAGGAGTTTTAATTGTATAATAGTATGAAAGAGTGTAAAAAATGTAATTTACAGAAAGAAGAGATTTCATTTTGTAAAAGTAGTAGGTATAAGGATAAACTACATATTTATTGTAAAGATTGTATTAGTTTAGATAATAAGAATTATAGATTAAATAATAGCCTAAAGGAGAGTTTAAGAAAGAAAGAATATAGAGAATTGAAAAAACTAAAACCAGTAAAACATTATGTATATCTATTACCTAATGAGAATTATGTTGGGACAACAAAAAACATACCTGAAAGAATGTCAAAACATAGAACAAAAAATAATAGGAATGTTGATGATTATAGAATTTTAGCAACTTTTGATGATAGAAGTGATGCTCTTGAATTAGAAGCATTATTACATACAATTGGCTATTTAGGAAAACATAAAAATAATATGTATAAATAGTTGAATAAACAAAATAGTTTCAAGATTATGGAAAAGAAAGAAAATTGGGGTGGTGCCAGACCAGGTGCTGGTCGTCCAAGAAGATCAGAAGAACAAGATGTTATTAAGTTATTTGATGACTATATTGATAGAGGTTTAGTGGTTTCTAAATTATTAGAGAAGATTAAACAAGGGGATACAAAGGCAATAACCTTATACTTTCAATATGTTTATGGAAAACCTATAACTAATGTAAATCAAACAACCACTTTAACAGTGAATGATGTTGATATATCAAAATTAGTTTCATTTGAGAGTAAAGATGAAAGCAGTGATAACAAGTAGTAGATATAAAAGACCTGTTAAATTAGGACAATTATTAAAAGTATATTTAAGAGTAAACAAAATTAAGAAAATATTAAATGATAAAAATTAATGAAAAGTATAAACCCCTATTTGCCAATAATACTCGTTATTATTGTGTAAGTGGGGGTCGCTGACCCGAGGGAGTGGAAAATCTTATTCTGTTGCCCTTTACCTTTTACTTTTAACATTTGAGAATAGTAGAACTATCTTATTTGCTCGTTATACAATGACCTCAGTTGCTATATCTATATTTCCTGAGTTTATAGA